CACCAGCATCTTTACCCTTAGGTGTTAAGTCGGTCTGTACAAGATTTCTTTCTTTAGAGTATTGAAAGTTTCTAGATTGACCATGGATTTGTCCACCCTTCTGAGTTTGCATATCAAATCCAAGTTCGCCCGTATCAAACAAGTAATTCTTTTTCTTACCTAGAGTTAATGTGCATTTTAAAGATCCTTTTACCGCATCAATTTGAGCAGGTTGACCACCTTTTCCACCCGCATTTGCAACTTCAGCAGATGCAGTTTTCTTTTTTGCTGCAATTGCTTTTAGAGAAACTCCAATCAAAACCTTTTCTCTAAGAGCATCTCTCATATAAGCATTAAGGAGAGTAAGTTTAGCATCCTTAGACATACCATCAATATTTGTTAACTCACGAATTGTACCTTGCACAACATTCTTCAAACTCTTTTTAACAAGAACAATATCCATAGGATTCCAACGGTCCTTCACAGATACACCACATTCTTTCTTAGCAATTTCTTCAATGTAAGGCATTATTCCATTGTCTCTGGAATACTCATACCCCTTACTACCACCCAAATATTTTTTTAATGCTGCTGTTTGTTTTGTATATGTCATTCTCCATTCTGCACCAAACCCATCATATATTTTTTTCATTTCAGCATCAGTAGGTTCTTTACCTCTCTCAATTACCGACTCAAAGAAATACCTAGAACCATTTTCCTGCTTGGCAGTTTCTTTAGCGTTAGTTGCCATCTTACTCTATGGAATCATCCAAACTATTTAGATAATCCTTTTCTTTTTCATAGATTTTTTCCTGTCCTGTCCATAGTTTATAACCCTGAACAACCTCAGGCAATAACCATTGGTCCACACGAACACACTGCTCCCAGTTGACAGGGTGAGCACAACTCACCACTACAACAGAAAAGAATGCTCGTAGGTGGATCCAAAGACTAAGCATTGTTTAAAAAAACATCTATTGTTCAGGAGGACGAGGGTAATGAATGATGATATATTCTTCAAGACTTCCATCTTTATTTGGCATTGTTTGCCTGTACCATCTTGCATTATCTCCATAAGTTTTACAGACTTGATCAACTTGCATAATTGCAAGAGAGTCTTTTTCTTTCTGTGTCATCTCTCTACTCATTTTCTTTTCGGGGGGGTATATGGATGTTGGGGTTTGTGTTCTCTATCCATAGGTTGAGACTTAGTGTCATCATTCCTGGATAGATTTTTAATTACAATAAAAGCATCTTTATTATATTTACGATGCCCAAGTGGGGATGACCACTTTTTATTGTAACCTTCAGGTTGATCGATGCCAGAGACTTGAGTGCCTCCAATCTCAATCACAATCTCATCATGTCTAACGTCCCAACCAAGAGTATGAATTATACTCGGTAAAGAATCTTGTGTCAATGGTTCACTCATTTTAAATAGGTATCAAAGAAAGCATATGTTGGGGTTCTGTATATTCAACACAAATATCAAACCCCAATGTTATTCTTGGTTCGTAAAAGTTGTCTTGAACAACAACCTTATGTGGTCTATAACCAGGACCAATGTATATATTACCAATTTCATTCTGTATTTCATAGTCCTCAAATACAGTCTTAGTATTCTTTGGATCTATACAGATATAACCATGATAGTTCCATTCATGATTATGCCAATCTAAAACTTTATTGGATGTATGATAATTTAACCAGCACTGCATCCACTTGTATTTTTCTGGAACATAATCATAAATGATATCTTTTAATTCAAAAAACAATTCTCTAAACACTAGATTTGGTGATGTTAATGCAAAAAAATTATACAGTGAATAAGACCAAGTAGAGTCTTTACCTTGCAATAAATTTTGATGTTCTACATATGCCTTGTGTATTGCTCTAACCATTGCATCTTGATTATCAATGATTAGTTGAGACTTATAAATTTTATAATCGTTCATGATAAACTTACATTAAAAGAAATTGCAATACGATCATTACCTAGAAGATTAGGATTTACAGAATGTGGGACATAACTTGGGAATACCAGCAGTCTACCTTTCACAGGTTTGAAAGGACATCCATAAGGAACTTTTACTTTATGTGAAAATAAAATAAAATCTACATACTCCGATTGATAAAATTGAATAGAACCTTGATCCTCATCATTTACACATTGTACATAATAGACTCCTGATAAAAATGCTCCAGGATGGGTATGTCTTATATGATATGCTTTATTTGGATTAATATTTAACCAATAATTATCAATGAATACTTCTCTAGTATCATCGGATTTAGCATAATTGTTTTTAAATATTTCACTAGTTACTTTTTTAATTTCAGTAACCAAGTCAGGTAATTCACAAACAAGATCATTAGATTGATATCCATTTCTTGTGCTATTAACCCTACCTTTTGGATGTTTATTTTTTATTTCATAACACTCTTTGGTAAGTTTATCAGTATCAAGATCTAAATCAACCCACCATACTTGTGTTGGATAAAGATGTTCACAATTAATAGATTTACTATTTTCCGACGCCATAGTCACCGTTCTTTCCACTATCCTTTTCAAGATTACGAATATCTTTATGCAGTCGTTCTACTGCTTCGCGAATCTCAGGTGTTTCTTTCCACTCCCAAGTGTCACTACCAATTGTCTTAGTTTTTTTAGTCATAAGTCAAAATCAAAAGCGATGGTGTATCTTTCAGTTTCTTCATGCACAGGGGCAGAATGAAATATGTGTGCTGGAAATACCACTAATGTATTCTTTGGAACATTGATTTGGAAATTTTTTCGTATTCCTTTGAATACTGTACCAGGTCCATCATCAAAGTAATACACACATGTATATCTATGAGGATGAGTGTGCCAGCAATAATGATTAGGAAATCCTTTTCTTGTATAGTTTAACCAGCAGCGTTCTATACTATTATCCATTCCACATGCGTTGAATAATTTGGATAAATCAACTTCTCTGTGTATATTTGGTGGTGTTTGAAGTCCTGGAAAATCACCATGGTCATTCCAGTCTTTTAGATACGGTTTTGTTTTTTCTAGAATACTATGACGTTCTAAATCTGTGTATATGTTAGAGTAGAATTTAAAGTCGTAGAATATTCTAAGACAAACATTCTGTATCACACATCACCCTCCTGACGATTCTCAGAGTAGTGAACATCAAACTCACCACCAGGATATCGTGCTTTGAGTTTGTCTACATTCATAGCAATCACCTCATCAATACTCACATCCAGTGCCATACATGCTTGTGCAATGTACCACATGATGTCTCCAAGTTCACGCTTCATATGAAACATGTTCTCTTCATTGACAGGTTTACCTTGGAAGACAATCTTCTTCACAATCTCAGTAAACTCACCTGCCTCAGCACATGCTCCTACAGCAGCAGTAAGCAATCGCTCGGCATGAAAGTCTTGCCCTTGAAGTTCTTGAATACGATAAATGAATGCCTCATGCTCTTTCGATGGTTGTGATGTGACTTCATTGACGAACTCCAAATAGGCATCAGTGTTTACTCGTTTAGTCATACTTTAGGTCTTGAAATGTTTTCTTTGCTGTGAACTTTTTAACTAAATCAATCTGTTGAGGTTCGGTTCCTTGTCCAGAATTAACAAGGTCGTCTTGTGCAGATTCCTCCACATCATACAACTTCATCTTAGATCTGTCAATACCTATGCAAAATCTCTTGTATGTATTAGTATCGTTGTATCTATTCTTCAATTGCTTAATCATAATCTGATTCATACCCTCAAGCTCCTCCGTGCTAATAAGGGCAAACATAAGATCAGCAGTAGCAGGGAGACCAAAGGATTCAGAAGTGTCAGTAAGGTCAACATCAGAGCTACCAAAACCTGAACGAGTGGTTTGCGTAGCACTGATAATAGGAACGTTACACTCCACAGCAAAACCCCGAAGTTCTTCAGCGATTGCTTTGACGTAGGTGTAGGAGTTGACAATGCTCCCTTTATATCTTTGGGAAGCACAGATATTAAGGTAATCCACAAAGATAATATCTGGTTTAATGCTCCGCTTAAGAGCAAGATCAGAAACAAGAGACTTAAAATGTCCAACATGAGCAGATGCCGTAGGATATTCTTTGATGATTAATTTACCTTGTGTCTTCTTAGCAAGATTTGCAATCTTCTTTTCAAACATTACCTTTGGAAGATCTCCTAGTTGCTGGATAGGCACATTAAGTAAATTGGCATCAATTCGTTCTGCAATTTTCTCTTCCGCCATCTCCATTGTAATGTATAGAACATTAAGACCTTGAAGTAATGATGCAGCAGCCATATGACACATGAACAATGACTTACCAACACCTGTGCCTGCAAGTGCAATGTTCAGTGTCTTGTTAGGGAGACCACCCTTTGTAATTTTGTTAAAGAGCGATAAGTCAAATGGTACTTTATCTTCTTTCCTATGGTAGTAGTCATACCTTTCTTGTGCATCAGAAACATAATCATGTCCTACATGTTGATCGAAGGATACTCCAAGTGCCTCCGAAAGTATTTGAGGAATAGCACCTTTATCCCTCTTGGTATCCTGACCGTCAGCAATCTTGACACTCTCCATAAGAGATAAGTAGATCGCACGTTCTTGACACCACTTTTCCGTAGTATCAACGAGCCAATCGTGATCTGAGGAATCATCGGAAAGGACATTTAAAACTCCAATAACATCTTTAAACTGATCTTCTGTAAGATCAGTTCTTTCCTGACATTCTATACTAATTGCGTTGAGACTGGGACATGCATCATATTGACTGATGTATTCATGTATTTCTAAAAAGATAATCTTATGTTCACGAGCAGTAAAATACTCAGACTTAAGAAATGGGAGCACCTTTCTCGTATACTTTTCACTGTATACTAGATTACTAAGGATGGTTACTTCTAGATTCATTAAAGGTAGTGTAAGTAAGTTCCGAGAATGTATTTTGAACCTTTAGTTACTGGACGACCTGCGTGACGATACATCCAATTAGGAGGGAACAATAGCATTCTACCACACTTTGGAGTAACTGAATATGAAATTTTTGGAAAGTCTGTAGTTCCACCTTCTTCTACATCATTTAGATATAGAAAACCCACTAGAAATCTGCGAGCAGAATTATAATCTCCAACATCAACATGATCTGCAAACTCATCATCAGAATCTTGACGATATTTCTTAACTCTAAATTCCTCAAAAGCATACTTAGAAGGAAAATCTGGACCTAAATCCAATTCATTCATATATCTACTAACAGCATCAATAAAACAAGTTTGAACTTGTTTTTGAATTACCATCCAAGTAGAATCTTTTTTTGAATATTGTTGAGAGATATTCATCTCAGTAAAAGTAGGTCTCTTCGATCTATTAATGTATACATGATTATCTTCTTGAGATTCAAATGCTCCTACAATTTCATTACAAAGTTGTTCATCACAAATATCATCATAGACTTTTATATAATCAGTAAGTTTTTCACATGGTTTTACAAAATCTCCCAAAGTTTTTTGTAGAGGATTAACTGCCATAACGAAACTCCTTTGCTGCTGCTTCATCAAGTTCCTGCATTACTTCAGGAGTGAAATATGTTTCTGGATCTTTTAAGATTGCCTTAGCATAGACTTTCTTACCATCCATTTCATAACGACCAGCAACATTTTTCCACATCCCTGCTCGCTCTCCTAACTCTAACAGACCATAGTATCTATCAAGACCACGATCATAATAAAGACGTGTCTCAATCTGACTATTCTCTTTAGTCAGACGCGACTTATGTGCTTTACATTTGATGATGTTACCAACAATATCCGTACCATCCTTCTCTTTCTTCTTAGTCAAATAGATGATAGTAGAAGATGCATACTTCAGTCCACTACCGCCACCCATTTCTTTCATGGGGACATAGGATCCGATCACATCATAGGTATGATTGGTGACCAGCATAGGCACGTTTGCCTTGCCTAGTTTGAGTGTAAGCACCCTGAAGGCACCTTTGATCAACTGACTCTTAGTCATATCCCTGACCTGCTTGTCTGCAGCAACATCAGCAATCTCCTTCTCTGTAGAAAGCATACCCAAAGAGTCCAAAACAAACATCAGAGGTTTGCGATCTGCTTCATCCTGCTCCATATACTTGTCAAGGATACGACAAGACTGAGTACGAAACTGTTCAATAGTTGCGACAGGAACAATCATCATACGATCCGATGCAATACCACGATCCTCAATCATCTGCCTAGAAATAGCAGACTCAGACTCAAAGTAAATTACTCCAGCATCGGGATTACTGTCAAGGAAATGCTGCACAATCCCAAGACAAAAGAAAGTCTTGCCAGTAGAAGACTCGCCAGCGATAGCGGTGATCTTATTTGATGGAACACCTCCATAGACTGAACCACTAACCAAAGCATTGAAAATATAACTACCAGTATCAATGAAACCACCAGTGTCACCTGCTGCGACACCATCACTGACAAGTCCTGCATACTCATTACCAATTTCCTTTGCTACATCCTTTAAAAAATTCACCCGTTGACCTCTAATAATGTTGTGATATGTTGAGAACGTTTCATGGCACGTTCAAACCATTTAGCATCTTTTAAATCATCAAAAAGTTTTTCTTCTCTAGATGCACCAGCACCAAATGCTTTTTGATATGTAACCATAAATTTTTTACTCATCCGAATAGGAACTCCAGCGATGGTACTTTTTCTGCCTGCCAACCAATTGTATCCATTATAACTTTAATAGGGTCAAGGAACGACTTTGAGAATTGTAAGTCATAGTCCACTTGTTTGTCAAGTCCAAACTCCTTCGGGAATGTACCCAGATAACTGATTACATTCTCGTTGATTTTGTTAGGGGTTTTCAGATAGACAAACTTGACCTTTTCCCCCTCTTGAATCAGAGGATACTTGTGTGTAAGTTTGTTCTTCTTATTATAGAAGTTGTATAACAATGCGCCCCGCACATGAATGGGAGTGCCTTTACTGTATATCGATTGGGGGTGCGACCACTTATTTAGATTGTTACATCCCCTAGGAAAAGAAATATCCTCAACTGGTAATGAAGAAAACTGATCTCTAAACCCTGAAATAAATGCCTGAGCATCTACCTCTTCCTTATTCATGATCACAGTCATACAATCTTTAATTGCAGTGCGACATGCAGCAGGAGTAGAAGACTTAACTGCTTCCAAACCCATGATTTTTAGTTTAGGTTTCTCATAACGAACACCCTCACTATCCCATACATTTAAGATATACCTTTTCTTAGCAGTCCAGATACCTTTATTGGCAATGTTCTCTCGCTTCATAACCATCTTCTGGTCATAAGCACCAACGTAATCTGCTAGTTCTTGATATGATTTTTCAATAAACGGTTCTATTCGTTCTTTACATGCCGAGTCAAGGAAGTTGACAATCCTCTCTGCACGAACATCTTGTGAAGGAAATACAGAACGCACAAGTAAGTCAAGACAGATGTAAATGCTATCAGTATCAGAGGCAATAACATAATCGTGATCCTTTGTTTTCAGTAACTTGTTTAGGTAAGTATTTACCTTGCTCTCAATCCACCTAATCGAGACTTGCCCTGAGAGAGTAATTGCCTCAGCATTTGCCAAATTGTAGTATCTGAAGTATTGGTTTCCGATGGCACCATAGGCAGAGTTGAGTTGGATTTTTCTTGCCATTTGGATATTGTTGAATTTGGAAATATCCTTTTGTAATGATGTGGTCTCTGTAGGTGTGGTGGCATGTTCAAGAGCTTGCTTAGACTTAAGCATTCTCTTCTTGTATATGGTCCGTTCATCATAGATTTTCTGCATCATTTCTGGTA